ATTCTTGTTTGTTTCCATCATCCCACACAACATCAACCAAATTAGAAAAAGGTTCGTTGTGTACTTTTGTGATGATGCCTAACTTACGCCCCTTGTATGTGCTCTCTTCTTTTGGTCGATAAACTAGATCGCCCACCACAAATTTACAACTGATCTGTTTGGACATGGTATGCGCTATCGTCTACGGGCTCAACCGAAAGAGCCCAAGTTGCTGTCTCCTTTCCAGCACTTCCGCCGGTTTGCCAAAGCACTTTCGCCATTGGCGTGTAGTATTTATCCCTGTCACATCCACACGATTCATAGCCACAACACGCAGTGGGCGGATCAAGCGACACAACAACCCCCACTGCTCCAGTCGGGATATGCTTTACCAATATGCCTCGTTCCAGTATCATGTATATAGAGTATCAAACATTGGTTGGTTTGTCAAGTAATTTTATTTCTCTTGGTCCCACTAGCGTGCTTTTTTTTCCTCTTTGCCACATAACTTCGTAAATTCGACCAGTATACATGGTGGGTGGATATGTCTTTACCACAACGCCCACGTCTCCTAAGTAAATATGTTCAACCAAAGAACCCTCGAAAATCAAGGACGGGCCGCTTTAGAAAGCAGAATGACCGAATCAGCCCGATAAGAGCTTTTGGTGTTGCCGTGCTTGATGGTGAAGCCGCCATAGCGGTCATCCCATGTGATGTGTTTGACAACGATACCGATCTTTGCACCAACACGCACAAGATCACCAACTTCAATAGGAATGTAAGGCTCGTTTGTCATGCAATTATTATATCAAAGATAGGGGTTGTTGTCAAGGTATTTCTTTATAAATATACGTATTCCAACAAGCAAAATAACATAGGCGGCTGCTAGCTTGATGGCTGACCACATCACTTGAAGAACCTGTAGTAAGCCGCTGCACCTGCAATGCCACTACCGTAAACGCCAAACCAAATAAAGGGTGCTAACTGTTCCATTGTATTCTCTCCTAAAGATGAATACGCATTATACACCAAGCCTCCCCTAGTGTCAAGTATTATTTTTGGGTAGTTGGGTGTATTGTGCGTAACGAGGTATGTAGTATATGAAAAAATTTGGCGCAGCTTTATAATAAAAAATTTTGGCAACATTCTTGCAACATACGCGCATCTAACCTACTTACTACAAGACAAGGGACGCCGCACGATACTGAAAATAATACTTTACAAGGGGATGCCTATTAGTGTATTATGAAACTAGATTAGCAACAAATATGTTTGAAATAGGACAACTAGTTAGTTACCTGCCCTCATTTGAAGGAGATAAACCAAAAACTGGGGTTGTAATAGAAATCAAGCCCCTCGACGATGAACTCGTAATGCATTTAGTAAAAATACTATGGCAAGATACCGGCGTTGTTGAATACATGCAAGATTGGTATGCAATTCGCCACCTCAAAGTAATTTCACAAAACCCTTGACATTAGCACACATACTTGATAAACTATAACAGACGAATGAGAAGACTAAACCCAACATTCAATCCCGGTGATCTCATCGTGTTGATGGAAAATGAAGGAGGACACAGGGCTATCTATGTGTTGCTCGAAAGGTTCCAAGACCCAGATGATCAATACGATGACATACAAAGTAAAAAAGTCAAAAGGCGCTTTTTTTGGAGAATGTGGAACACATCGACTCAAAGGGAGATGACCCATTATGAAAGAACCTTGAGACACAAGGTAGTAAAGTATCCTCAACTATGGAAGCATATAAAAAAATAATACGCCACTTTAGCTCAGTTGGTAGAGCACGGGTTTTGTAAACCCGCGGTCCTCGGTTCAAATCCGAGAAGTGGCTCCAATAATAATAAATGTACTCATGAGGAGATAAAGAACTATTTATACCATTACCAAAGGATAAAGGAAATGGATAAACAGTGGACACATGAAGAAGTGTTCGACGCTGTAGCTGACGCTTTTGTCGAAGCCCTCGGTGTTGAACCAGAAGAAGTAGAATTGAAATCCCGAGTCATTGATGACTTGGGTGCAGAGTCGTTAGACTTTCTTGACATTGCTTTCAGACTAGAAAGAGGTCTTGGTGTCAAGATACCCCGTGGGGAGGTCCAACGTCGTAGCCAAGAAGGTCTGGATGGTGACTTTGAGATTGATGGGGTGCTTACTCCATTAGGCTTACGGAGCCTCCAAGAGGTTATGCCAGAGGTTGACCCCTCTGACATCTTTGAGGGAATGACTGCTAAAGATATTCCAAGGCTCTTTTTGGTTGAGACTTTTTATAATATCTGTCTCAAACTGGTGGATGAAAAAGGTCAACTATTGCCCTCGTAGCTCAGTTGGATAGAGCAACGGACTTCTAATCCGTAGGTCATAGGTTCGAGTCCTATCGAGGGTGCCTTTAGTATATAACGAACTATTTATTATATGTCTGAAATGAAAAACATAATGAATGAATGGAGAGATAATGTTCTAAACGAATCTGGACTCGCTCGCTTTCATAAACACATGACTGAGCACGATACAGCGATTGTTACAGCCTTTCGTAATGACCCTACTGATATGAGTAGGTGCAGTGACGAATTGGCTCCAGAGGAAGGTGGAGAGAACACTACCCTTCAAACCAACAAAAGAAGAAACAGAGAACTCAAAGCTATGCTCTTGGATGCTGGTTTCGGTGTGACGGCTGTAGATGGTTCCTACATTGAAAACTATCGCACGCCAGAGCAAATCGCACAAGACAAGAGAGATGGAAAGGAGGCACCTGAATCTATCGAAGTAAAAGAGGGTAGCTTCTTTGTAGTCAACCTTTCTGATTCGGCCAACTTCTTTGAGAATGTTGTTTCCTTGGGTGTGAGGTATTGTCAAGACTCCGTTCTATTGATACCGAAGGGTGGCCAGGATGCTTATGTCTTTGGCACGAACAATAGCGAGTGGCCCGGAATGGGCAACCGTGAATCAATCGGTGGCTTTTCGGCAGGAAAAGAAGGCGAATTTATGACTCGTGTTTCAAATCGCCCGATCGTCTTCAAAGAAGAGGTTAGTTCTTACCAAGATTTGTCTCGTCAAGAGAGAATGGTGGTGCGCTCCATCGCCTCTAAAGCGAAAAAGATTGAACAATAAAGCTATAAAAGTTTATACTCAGTTTTGGGGTATACCTAGGTATACCCGAAATTGGAAGAAATTGATTTGAAGCCCGTATTCGACTTGTGGCACGAAGATCAAGAGCCTAAGATTGGCGATTTAGTCCAAATAAGACTCGGTATCGAGGATAGCGACATACCAGAAGATAGGATTGGGCTCATTATTTCAAAAGACGACCAGGAATTATACACCGTACAACTTTCTAATAAAAAAAAGTTGCAATTCAACTCGTATTGGCTTATAATGGTGAACAAGGCAGACGAATGACTGAAAATGAATTAGTAGAATATGTATTTAAAATTTTTGGATTCCTGCTTATCCTCTGTGTGATATTCGCGATACTCGACAATGACGAATGGGATGATTCTGTTTGAATGTATGCGTATCTTGATATGATGTTTTTTGTGCTCCTTGCTGGGGGTCTGACGTTGGCGTTTGCTATAAGAGAGGGCAATAAGAAATGAAAAAGGGCGATGTTGTTCAATATGTCTCCGGTACACACCCTGGTGTTGTGGTGAAGCTAAAAGAAGAAAGTGCCTTTGTGTTTTGGGGCATCTACGGGCGACCTGTGTGGGTTCTTACGAAAGATATAATTCCATATAAAAGATAATTCAAACATAGTGCACCCTACTTACTGGTAAGGGTGAACTATGCCACGTCAACCACTAAAAGTAGGCGATCTAGTAGAGGTCGAGCTATTCAACCAAGAGCCCCAATTAGGCATCTTGCTTTGCATATCTGAACATAACGGAATGTACCGACATCATGAATGGTTGTGGGATGTACTAATCGATGGCAAAGTTGTGAGAGAGGTGCATAAATTAAGAATCAGACGAATCAAATCGAACGGTTAGTGTTCCTATAACCTAGTTATAGCATGAAACGTAGAAAGGTAATGAAAGAAGGCGATTTGCTTCTGAATAAGAATACACAAGCAAAATATATCCTCATAGAGAAGCGTGTAAGCCATATTTATAACTTTCATTTCTGGAGAATGTTTTGTGTTCAAAGTGGCAGGCTGACGATGATTCGAGAAGATGAGCTTGGCAACACAATGGCAGCGGAGTCTTGGCAAGTAATACCGGGGGCTGCTTAGTTACTTCTTCTTCTTACACTCTATTATGGCCTCGTAAACAACCTTCTCCATCTTCACTCCCTTACCATTACAGGTGCCGCACTTGTTTTCAAACGTCTGTCCAGTGCCTTCACAATAAGCACATGGCTGCACGGTTCTCACAACCATATTATTTCCCAAGTTTGTCATAGTGTGAACTTCACCCGAGCCTTTGCACACTACACACTTGGTTCGGTGATCGCCACCGACGCCGCCGCAATCACCGCAGATCACTTCCTCTTTTATTTTAAAAGTTTGTTTTATCTTTACCTTCTTCTTTAAACTTTTAAGAGGCACGGTAAAGTTTACAGCTTTTTCTTTTTTCTTCTTTGGTTGCGGTGGAGGGGGGGCTGCACGGAAACCTGGACTTCCTGGGTTGAAGAAATCGTTGAACATCGACTCAAACCCAAAACCAAAACCTCCAGGGAAAGGGCTGTGTGGGTCGAAGCGTGGATTAGGATTGGTCCTTAGATCGTATTCGACCCTGGCCTGGTCGTCATGGAGAATCGTGTAGGCTTCGCTAATTCTCTTGAACTTCTCTTCAGCCTCTTTGTTGCCTTGGTTTTTATCTGGATGGTACTTTTGAGCTAATTTGCGGTAGGCTTTCTTTATTTGATCTTTGGATGCGCCGCGTTCTAAGCCGAGAGTGCTATAGTAGTCAATCATCTATACCGGCCGTATGGTGCATAAGGGTCGTTGTGATTCTTTTCCGTTTCATAAAGTTTCAAATTGCACTTATGTGCTGCCTTGAAATCTCCCATCCTACGCAAACAACGGCACATCTCAACAGTGCCAGGTTTCAAGTTGATACAGGCGGGCTCCAACCAGGAGGCGCATGACATAAGCAATGTCACCATCATAATATAAAAAATCTTACTCATTCTTTATTTCCTCGACAAACTCGTCCAAGTCCTCGATGTCATAAACAATATACATCCTCTCTCTGATTCCTGGGATGGTGAGAGATTTTTGGTAAGCATCGTCCTGCAATTCTTTTTTCATCAACGCAACGCGGTCAGGAGTGCCCCTTGAGATGTGTCTTCTTTCAAGTTCTTCTGGGTCTTCGATCGCACAATGCATGAACCTGATATCTTTACCATTTTGTGTTGCAGCACGGTGTAGTTTGTACAAGCTGGTTACGTCAGTTATAATAACAGATTTGCCAGTTTGCATAAAATCGTTTACGTTCGTTCCATAATAGTGCCCATCATAACGATTTGTGTTCATCAATAATCCTCTGCTGAACATATCATTATATTCTTTAGGCGAGACAAAGTGGTACTCGCTGTCTTCCAAGGGTCTTGGTGGTCGAGTGGTGAATGACTTTATATGCCTCCAGCCCTTGTCTGTAAGGTGATTCTTGTAAGTTGTCTTTCCGCAGCCAGTTGGCCCAAAGATTGCAACAACAACATTGTCCATCGTCGCTGATTCAAGCAATAGCTTCCACTCCTTCATTAGTTTCTTCATCTATTATCCCTCTCCCCTTTTAATTATTCTCCGTGAACGCAAACGCACTTCAGGATACTTTTCTTTTAGTGCGGCCACCGCTTCTACGTTGGGACCGGAATCATCAAAAAATTCAATGTCAGTTGCACCCTGCATTATTTCAGCCTCAATCCAGCCACTCTTCGCATTGGGATCTTTGTCTCCAAGTGTGTGGACCTCCACCTTTTCTGCTGCGGAAGTGCCGAGGACATATTCCAGAAATGTTAGTATGGGTATTCTAGCATTATGTGCCCTTGCTGTCAAGATAACAATTTTACGGTCTTCTGGATCTTGCATCTCTTTCTTTACTACACTTTTCAAAATGTTCATTACAAAAGGTATTTCTTTAGGATTCTTTATCTGTCCGAACTCTCTGTATGCAAAGTTAGCACTCTCTGGATCTTCGTCAAAGGACTCGCCATCTTTCAATTGATAAGTAGCGAACTCCGCTGGTGTTATCTCCTTCTCGCTCCCGTCTGGAAGAGTGAGATACACCATCGAGTCTGTGGCGACCAATGTGTCGTCGAAATCAAAAACACGGAGCTTGCTTTCATTTAGAAACTTTTTCCAATTTTCAAGTATAAGTTTCATAATTCCGTTCCGTTTTTCGATCCCGGCAAAACCTTTTCGACTCTCAATTTATATAGCTCTGTGTTGGGGACAATCAGCTTTCTATCTGTTTCAAGTAAATGAAAAACAGTTTTATTTGGCGTTTGCCTAACTATTCTTGCTTTCTTTTCACCGTTGATATAAACTATGTCGTCCGTATCAAAATCGCTGCCAAACATGAACATCACGCCAGCCAAAGTATTTGCTATCAAATTCTTGAACATCATTGTTACGAAGCCCACAACAAAAAGCCAACCGTATGTGCCCATGAGATCCGTTGTTAGTATTTTTAAATCGTCTGGGCTCATTTGTCACTGGAGTCTCCATTTTCAAGCGCCTGCGCCTCGCGGGCTTCCTCTAACATCTTGTCTATCAACTTTTGTTTCACAACAGGTATGTGGTCTTCTTCTAAGCTGACTTCCATCTCGCTAAGGTTTCTCCACCCTTCTTCAAAAGTCAACCTACCTTTATCTATTTCTATACAAATCAAGCACATATTATTTCTTCTTGTTCAACTTATTGATTTTCTTTCCTAACTTTTTTTGACTTTCTTCAACCTGTTCAAGTCTTTGCTCAATAGCGCCTAGCCTATACTCTGCTGTATAAACAAATCCAGCGCCCATTGCGATGATGCCCGCCAAAGTTAGGAGTGTTGATAGCTCTATCTCTTTTATCTTCATATTACTACTAAATAGTCAGTAATGTGACAAATCTTCTTATTGAAAGACCTCGACAATCTCCTCATCTAGACCTGGGAACGAAGACAGCCACTCCTGGCGATCGGCCTTCAACTCCGAGGTGAGTTCGCTCAGCTCTTGATCACTGTAGAAGCGTTGGGGCTCAAACTGTTCAACTTCGAGACCAGGAATGGAGACAGGGGTCTCGTAACCCCAATCGGCATCCTTTTTCCACTGCACTGTCCCGCGGGCCAACTCTCGAATAATGGCCTGGCTCGCCATCAACGAGATCTTTTCACCCTGTGGGCCCCCAATCTTGCCGGTGTTCAATAAGAAACACTCAATGTCGTCCGCGTTGCGCTTAATGATGTCGTAGAAACGATTCCCCTCGGCCGAGAGCGAACCCACGATGAAGGGGTTGGTACCCACGCATCGAACAGGCTCACCCTTGGCGGTGGGATCCGCTGCGCTGGTCTTGATCGACTCACCCAACATGAAAGCAGCCGCTGCCTGGGCAGGGTTGAGTCTCGCAACAGGCGGGACGATGGTCTGGTTTCTCGTGATGAAGAACACAAGATGAGATTTCTTCAAATCAATGCGCTCGGAGGTGTTCTTCACCTCGGGCCTTAACACCAAGGCGCGCCCATTCCCCGTGAGGGCGCCATTCTCGAAATCCACCTCACGGTCCGGGCCCACCCAAGTGTTCTCAAAGATGGCGTTCTCGGAGATCGCAGCGTCGTACAACAGCTCTTGATCTTTGGGATCGAGGCCCTCGGTCTTGATGTAGAAGCCTTCCTCTGTTCCATAACAGGCGCCGCTCGCGTCCATGAACACGATGTCGTCTTGGAGAATCTCCACCGTCTCCTCGCCTTCCAGCTCATGATGGTGGCAGGTCAAACTCGTCTTGCCCGTCCCGGAGAGACCAAAGAAAATGGCGCCCCGCTCCTGCAATTCATTGGTTTCTGCATTTCTGACGGTCAGAAGCTTGGACCCGGCATGCAGCCCGATCCCGCCCCAACGGGTCTTCGCGGCGTACATCGCCTGGCGCAAGAACGACATCTTGCTTTCGCCGTAGTAATCCACACCAAGCACGAGGGTGAGCCCTGTCTCCAGACTCACCAGAATCCGACGGCGATGCCATTCTGGGACGTACACCGTAACGAAGTCCGGCCCGCGAGCGTCGCCCGTATTGTGGGCAAACAAGCTGGCTTGCCACATCATCGCCACACGGGCGAGAGAAGGACGAATGTACAACCGACAGCGAAAACTACGCTCGGCGTCCATGCCCATGACTCGATCGACCTGCAACATCTCTTTATCAGAGAGATACTCTCGCACCGCACGAACCTCATCGAGATCCTCCGGCGAGAAGCCGTCATCAATATCAGTGACGGTGAACGCAGCCGACCGAGAGCGCACCCGGCTGATGTAAGCCGGGCTGCCCCATCGGGTCGTCATTTCCCCAGGCTGAGCTAACTCTCGTAGCGCAGCGCGGGAGGGGTTAATAAGCACATCTCCAAACTCAAACACCTTATCCAACATGGTCTCTTTTATCTTCATATTGCTACTAAATAGTCAGTAATGTGACAAACCTATCTATCATTTAAGGTCTGCCTTTTGAATGTTTATCGGCCACAGAGGCCGCTGCAAACGCCTCAGGCTTGATTTTACAGGTAAAGCCATTGCCAGTAACATATCCGACAACCATGGACGCTAGGTTGCTCGTAGCGGCCTTTTTGTCAGTGTTACTCACATCTACATGAAGCTCAATCTTTATGTCTGGAAACAGGTGTACGATATCGTGGGCAATTCTTATTGTTTTCTCTGTTTCAGCTAAAATCCTTGTTGCCAAAACCGTCATGCCTTTCGATGTAATCTTTTCCCTTGTTATGAAGTAGTGGCCGCCTTGTTGTCCTTCAGCACCATGCAACACAATGGCACTCGACAAGATGCAACCACCGTTATGCGGCTGGCTATCGGAGCCCACATATACTGTGCCATCTTTAAAATAATGTTCTTCTACAGTTTCTATTATTTGAGCAAAATCAACCGGGGTGCCGTCGCCAGCAAACCAACTATACATCAGCGCCATCGGAGCGAGCAGTTTCAACCAATTCGCTGCTACTCTGTACTTTCCCGCCGCCTAGGCCCCAAACCAAATCTATTGCGAATTCCTTGCACACATCTTGCTCGGGTGTATTGTGAACTTTTCTATCTCCACCGTTGCCGAACATCTTAGGTTGAACACGTCGCAGAGCCTCACATACAGTGCCATCTGAATCATCAACGTCTACAACCTCATGTACGCCCTCTATGCCACGCAGTATCTCGGCTCTCTCTTCCCATGGCATAAAAATATAGCCCTTCTTCCTCATGAGCCAGTCATCAGAATTTAGAGCTACGACAACCCTTCCGAGTTTGGCCGCGGCCTGAATCATTCGCAAATGGCCGACATGGATGGGGTCCATGCCTCCCGACACCATTATTGTTCTCATTTCGTTATCCAATCCCATTTAGCACTCCAATAGTTAGAACTAGATTCTACCACACTTTCGGATAGTTGTTCAACTTCTTCTCCGATTGGAGGGGCGCTTTTTCCTCTTCTCTTTGGTGGATTGATGTTGTATGGCTTGGTCTTTCTTTTCTTACCCTTGTCGGTAAGCCTGTTTCTGCTATGCTTTGCTGCCACCTTCTTTTGAAATGGCTCTGTGTGCTCTTCGTAGAACGATGGCAAGCCAGCCTCATCTCTAATGCTCATCAGTGCATCGTAAGATCCATCTTTGATGTCGTTGAGATCTCCCAAGTAGCTCAACCTTCTCAAAACTTTAAACGCTAAATTTTCAACAGAATACTCGCCTGCATCGCTTTCCAAACCGGCCTGACGGTAATTCTTTATCTTACCCTTTATCATTTTGGCAGTGTGCATGGCATTCTCATAATCCCTAGAATGGTAAAGCTCTTTAGCCCTATCAATCTGGTCGATGAGTGATGCGGCCTTAATCTTTATCTGATCCCACTCAATCTCAGGACGAGTCTTGCTGGGTTCTGTCTCCCAATCATTCCTCATGATCGAATAAACGCCAGAAGAATGATGTGGTTCCCGTGAATTTTGTACATACATTTCCACCTCGAAACCAAATATCCTTATGTCATGTTGTCTATTCCAGATAGCCTTTTTGGCATTAAACATTTCTCTGACAATTTGCTCATTCTCATCAACCTCGTTGTAATCAACGATAATGTGTAAATCAACGTCAGAGTAGTTGGACCAATTAAAATTAGCTAAAGACCCAGTAAAGGTAATATCTAAAATCTGAACATGAGGTAGGTCTAAACCTTCAAAGAACTCCTTTGCAATTTTTATCAACCTTCTTGCAATCGTGGGGTCCAGCTTCTTCGCCTTGGACCAAAACTTGGGGTGCAATGTATCCTGCAATTTAAAACTGGAGAGGTCAATATGTTCTGGATTCATATCTTCAAACATTATGCAACCCTCTCGATGTTTCCAACGAACTTTTCCACATTAATTCCCTGAATCTTATTCATCTCTTTTCTCAATATTCTATTCACGAATGATCTTGGAGATATCTTTACACTTTGAGTACAACAAAACTTAACCTTAACTGTGTCATAGTAATGGCTGGAGTCTTCACGGCCAGATTCAGGGACGTATGATACCACCGTTACACCGGGGATGGACCTGATCTCTCCGATTGTCTCATATTTATCTCCACCAAGCTCTTTACTGGTTCTGATTCTGACAAGTATCTGAAAAGACTTGTATTCATAGCCAGTTTGCTCTTTGAGGAGATATTGTTTCCAATTTTTTATGTAGTTATGCATAGCTTTCTCTTATTATATCACAGAAGTAAATAGTTTTAATATAAACAAAGAGCAGTTTATATTGGTCCGCATAAACCGCGGGGTGCTCCCATGTTAACACACATTCGAGTACAAGCGTTTCCAGGGAGCCCCGTCGTAGGGTCGCACTGACATGAGCTTGGCAAGCAAGACCCGCCGTCAGACATAGATCTTATGTTATGACAGAAACCGTCTGCGCCACAGTCAGCATTAGCGGCACAAACTTTATATTCATAGCCCTCACACAAATCTTCTGGCTCAGGCGGGGCGCACTGATCAGCGGGCTCGTCCGACATATCTCCACAGTCATTATCCCCATCGCAGACCCACTCCTCAGGAATGCAGCGTTCTTGACCGGAGCACTGGAACTGGTTCTCGGCACATTCAAAAGGAATGTCCCCAGTGTCATAGCTATCGCCGCATGCCTGCAATTCGGGCAAGCAGTGGCGCATAGAGCAAATATATTCTTCCCAAGCGTTACCACCTGTCACATCCCATGGACAATTGTCATTCATACATTGGTTGCGTGCCTGGTAAGCCTGCCAGGAGTCCTGACCAATTGTGTCGATACACTCTTGGATACAATCGTGGACATCGCCTACTTCGCGGTCGCGATCATCACACCGCCCATCTGAGTTAGCGTCTGGGCAATGGCACCCGCCAAAGCAATCAGAGAGGGGTCCGCATCCTCGCGCTGGGCAATTAAACTCATCACTATGGTCAACGCAGTCGTTATCGCCGTTGCATTGCTTGTCCAATGGCACACACCCTATGCCATCGGCGCAGCAGAACTCTTCCGGTTCGGGCTCGGGGCAATCAGCTTCATCCGTGCCATCGTCACAATTGTTTTCACCATCGCACATTTCTTCAGGAGGAACGCAGTCGGATCCATCGTGACACTCAAACTCGTTATCCTCACACCCAGGGTCTTCTGGGAAAGTATCCGAAGGCAGGCACCAACCAAGCCCTTCTGCGGGCTGCATGCATCTAAAATCTTCATCATCACAATCTTCATCCAATTGGCAGCCGATCGTGCATATGCGACCTTCATGGCCGCTATGGTTGTAACCTAAGCATGTCAAATCACCCACACAAATATTGTGATCTCCCGTGCAGTCGTCGCCTAAGTTTTGTCCTGGGCGGGGCTCGGGCGGAGGACAATCCCACTCATCGCTCCCATCTTCACAGTCTTCCTCGTGATCACATCGCCACTCTTCAGGGATGCACTGCTGCAAATCTTCGCACATTAGCTGCAACTCTTCGCACTCTAGTTCTTCTTCCCCTTCACCCTCGCCTTCACCTTCTCCCTTTTCACCTTCGCCTTCCTCTCCTTCCCCTTCGGCTGGTTCTGGCTCTCCCTCTGCGGGCTCCTCTTCACCCTCACCTTCAGCAGCCTCTCCCTCACCTTCTCCTTCCGCGACCTCTCCTTCACCTTCGCCCTCGCCTTCGCCGCCTTCCTCTTCCTTAGCTGGTTTCGGATCTGGCTCTGTCGTAACGTCGGGGTACTCGCCTTCGCACTGACACTCTGCCCAAGTGAAGTATCCTTCCGTCTTCTCTTCGCAGTCTTGCCAGCCCCACTCTCCTTCACATGGGCAATTCTGACGCATACCTATCTGACATACGGGGCCAGCATAGGGATGCACATTAGATGTAGCTACGGCACTGCACGCTTGTTGCATGACAACGCCGAAACCTACCGTAAACAGAAGATAGGCTATTGCCATAATTCTCCAGGCCCGGGCCATTATCTTGATTCTCCGTCTGACGAGTCTCTGACTGTCACATATTTTGTTTTGTTTTGGGATCTCATTGCTTCTCTCATCCTTGCTTCTTGGGAATCTCGGGCAATTATTTCTACTTTGCCAATCAGGTTTGCTAAATTGTCCTCAATTTTATTAAGTTGTTCGCTGTGCATTGTTAATACTTTTCTCATCGCGGCCTTATCTTCTTCATGACGTTTGATTTCTGCATCAAAGCGTCCTTGCGCCTGTCTTCCTTGCCAAATCAAGCTAACGGTCCATAGTCCTAATATACCATATTCCAATAACGGTTTGATAACTTCTTCCACTACATAAAGCCCTCCACGATACAGATTAAATAGTTAAATAAAATCCTTTTTGAAATATACTTCGAGATGTTTCAAAATAGATTCGTAATGAATCGCAAGAGAAGAATGAGAGTATCTTCTGTGCGATGCAGACAGCATCCCGACCACCTCAAAACTCTCATTATATACTGGACCACCAGAGTTGCCTTGGAAGACTGGAACGGAGGTCACTAGCTTCTGTTTGTGGTCAGTAACATCAGGCACCATGCCGAGAAGATCATGACCTACAACGTACCCATCAGTTTTCGTGGGAAAAGCGCCAGAGGGGGCGCCGATGGTAAATACCTTGTCGCCTGGTAGGGGATTGCTCTGTGCAAACTTCATGGCAACAAACTGGACTCCAGTATCGTAAGCCCTGATGATGCACATATCATCTTGCTCGGATGTATAAACGACTCGGCCATCGAAAGGACGGCGCAGGTTTTCTTTCGCTGGTAGTGGCAACAACTTTACATCTTTTCCTCGCATCAAACATAAGTGATGAACGCTTACAAAATAAGTATTGTTGTTTACATTCTGAATAGCGAAGGCGGTACCGCCACTACGAATGTTTTTCTCTTTATCTAAAACAATAACATGGGCAACAGAATGGTACACAGGATCATCTTGAGTTTCCGCCACATTATAATCATTAAAAACTTTGGTATTATAATTGTGTGTGCACGAAAACAAACCTAGCACCAACAAAAGTAAAAACTTCACATCTCATCCTCCTATCGACAAATGTCGCTAAATATATCGTCTAAGTAACCTCGAATGGTATTTCCATCAATTCCTGAATATAGTCTGTAACAGTCTTGAGCGATGTTAGCCGGGGCGCACCATTCGGAAAAATGCTCTTCCTTAACTATTGCAAAAACCTCCAATACGTCATTGGCCTCACAGGAGCCCAGTTGGCATGGATTAGTCGCACTGCGAACATCGCCCGCATCGGTATCGTAAAAAGACTGTGCCACTTCATCTGTCAACACCACCACCATAGGCCATGCGTCCGCTCTGTGGTTGAGTCCCATAGTATCGTTGCCAATGGATTCCATAGCATCATATTGTGCCTCTTCGTTGCTGAGATTGCAATCCAAGGCGGCGAGTGCCGCGGCAAAAGCCATCGAATCTACAAAGTTAATTTGCACATCGGGTCTGTAGATATTACCCGGACCCCTTGAACCCCTTGAGCGGCGAGTACCTGGCATGTTCACTAATGCAAAGCGGTGATGAGTATCGGCAAACTCCAGCACATAAGGCTGTATACCTTCACGAAGTGCTTGAATCTTATCACACATCGAACCGCTACGGTCGATTGCAAACACCATGTCCACCTTTTCATGACTATCTAAATTTTCATCAATATCGCCGTCGCAGTCATTGTCGATGCGATCGCAGACCTCCTCGGCTGGTACAGACTCTCCAGCGCAAATACCATCTACGAACACACCGCCGACATTACTTCCCCAGCGCCCATCTGCACACCTCATTACGCCTTCTTGGCATGAGCCTACGCCTTGCGTTCCAGGGGGTCCGCTGTAGCACGCTGATTGCAATCTTTCGTCAATCTCGCCATCACAGTCGTTATCCCAAGCATCACACTCTTCAGGCATAGGATCTCCGCCAGTGGGGTCACAGACTCCCTGCTCCACGGGCTGGAATGCACACATGGCCATGCAATCCGAAAACGCAGTTGTGGTGCATTGTTCGTCTAGGCACCGACACTCCATAAATCCTTCGCCGCAAGTGAGTTGTGGATTGTGTGCACAAGGAACCAAAGCGCCAACAAACTCAGGGGGGCAGCTACACTCTAAGCCCTCATCTACCTGACCGTCGCAGTCGTTGTCTTCAGCATCACACACTTCCTCGACGGGCTGCTGCGCGCTACAGTTAATCCAGTCTCCACTATCACACGTCTCAAATCCCGACCCACACTCATTCTCGCAGGGGCGTAAAAGACCTTCGTCCACCTCGCCGTCGCAGTCGTTATCGACGCCATCACATTCTTCAGTTTGTGGTAATCTTGGATCAATACAAATCAGGTCGGCACCGTCGCACTGAAAGGTTCCATAATCACAAGTTCCAGCATCAGTCAGTCCACACTGTGCCCCTTGCCCTTCGGGATTATCGTCGATCAAGCCGTCGCAGTCATTATCTAAACTATCGCATACTTCAGTGGATGGCAATATTTCATTCTGGCACCCTGACCATACACCACTTTCACACAGCTCAATGCCTGTACGGCATGGAGTTTCAGGGTTACTCGGGTTATTCATCACCAACCAATTTTGAGGCGTACCATCTGCATTTGAAGGCCCGGACCAACACATTCTTTTTAATCCTTCATCGGTTCGGCCATCGCAGTTGTTATCTAAGCCGTCACACGTTTCAGTCGCAGGGGCAATTGCTTCGATGCACCCGCCCTCTATCCAAACGTCATCCGTAGTGCCGCCAGTCCTATCAGGACCATCATTCCATACTCCCCACTCAGAACCCCCTTGAGGCATAGGTCTGCAAGTCTGTCGCCCGTATTCGCACTCACCGTGTAACTGTCCCATCTCATCACTATGCTCACGAATGTCACCTAAATCACCTCCTAATTCATTCGTCCAACACTTTCTTACACTGCTTGCCCAATCAACTGAATATTCCGTCATCTCGGGCCAACACTCGCAACCTTCATCCACGCCTTCGTCTCCTGGGCCGCAGTGTTCTAAGTCTCCATTTGTATCTTGTTCGTTTAAAGGTTTGGCTAGGCAGTCACAATTATTGTCTATACCATCGCAAAGTTCGGGGATTTGTTCATTGTATTCTGCATGTGGGTTATTGTAATCGCAGGTAGTGTCAAGTGGGTAGGGTGCCTGTTTTTCATTGGCAAAAAGAGTCCAGGTATCTTCGCAAGAACAGGAAGAAAGTAGTAGTGCTAATAGTAATTTACTGTTCCGTAACGCCATCCTTTGAAATAACTAGGTCATAGGATTTTAATAGTTCCATTGTTTCTCGCCAGTTGCTGACATTATGCCACTCTGATTCCTCATATTTATCTATTTCTTTGGCCGCGGCATAATCATTGCCACCTTCGTAAACACTATCACCGAAATACAACATAGGTGTCGGATCTTCGTTTTCGACGATCCACTCGATGCATTGCCTCTTATCTCTGCCTTTCGGATATATATCTATACTAATCTTTCCCCCTATCACGAAGTCCAAATGATCAAACTCTTGACTTAACTTGGACGCAATCTTCTCCCTTTCTTTTGCTATTTTGTCGTGCTCATGATAGATTTCTCGTTGTTCTTCATTAGCATTGCGGCCCAATATAGTGAAGTTTATCATGCCTGGGCGTTGTTCAATATGGTTTCCACAACGCAGGGGGAAGGAACTCTCTTTCAGGGTGTTGCGTAGTGCGTTTATTATCTTGTTACTGGGCCAGTATTCAAAGTCGTATATAAGCTCGCCCTCGACATGCAGTTGGTTGCTCATACAGCAGAATATCCCCCTTGCCGAGTCTACGATCTCTTTTGGGAGCTGCTCTTTTACTTTTCCCAAGTCAGACCCAGTACTTAAATAAAACTCTTTGTCTTTTTGCCATTCGGTGAAGAACTCTACAAACTCATCCGTGGCTGGTTGACGATGGGGTGTCAACGTGCCGTCAATATCAAAAATGTATATCATCTTATTCTTCTGCTTTTCTTCTTATTTTGTTATCCAACAAATCCAAGACCGCGGTCAATTCAGTATCCGTAACATCGTACTTCATATTGACGCGCATCATTCTTCTAAAGCTGAACTCGTCAGTTACCACTGAGGGATCATACTTGGAATACTCGTGCAAGGACACCAATGTGTCGAAGGCGTCATCGAATATGTTGTACGCTCTTTCTTCATCCCACTCGCAAGCCTCTATCAACGCCATCATTGTCGACATTGACTTTGCTACTTCGCTAAAATGATCTTGTGTTAAATCGAACTTCATCTTTCTCCTTGTTTACCCTTGCGACCTCCATAAAACAAAAAACGATTGTTGAAAACACCAAGAGTCCATATGTGGCAAGACTAACCCATGCCACAGTGTTATTTAAAAATAGTGCAACGACGACCAACAAAGATGTCGCCTTCGCCATAATAAAACTTATCAAAGCAGCCTTTACGTACAGGCTGGCCTGCATTAAATATTCAAACAATTTATTCTCCAAATGTGACTTGATCACCATCTTGATAAGTGATGATCGTTCTATTCTCGGGGTGAGGTTCAATATGCACCTTTACAAAGTCTGACATGCTGTCAAACACGGCGATCCCGCCTCGGGGCGGCGGGTAAAGCCAGTGAACAATACATTGCCCAGTCGCTAGCACGACGCCCTCAATCACTATGCCCTCGCCCGACACTCCTGTATCATCATACTGACGACACACTGTAAAAGCACGGATCCCTTGTGCTGCTAATTTAGGCGGGGACTTGGGAATCAAATCTTCCGCAGTTTTAGCCTCTTTCTCTTCTACGGGCTCTGGTGCTGTTTTTCTCTTTTTAGTAGTGTTTTTAGCCATAACTTAATCATCAACATAGATGGTGCGATATTTGATTCCAACACGTATTTTATCGTCTACTTCTTTCATAATGCGCTCTTCCATTGGCTGGATCATTTCGCGTGTTACAATTTCCGGAGAATCATCCTCTTCGTAAATAAACACTAGTTTAGTATAAGTGCTAAACTCATCGAAAACTATCTTAACATTATGTTGAGTGAATAACTTCTTTGCCTCCTCTTCTATGATTCTTTTAGCTAGCTTTTCTCTTTCGGAAGAATTCTTTGTTCCGCCGGCCTCGATCTCACTCTTTTTTACAATTCTTGCCACTTATTCCTCGTCTTCTTGTGAAATATCTCTAAGATACCAAAATCTAGCATTCAACTTGTCTTCCTCGTCCCTGTCTGATGTGATATAAACATAACCCCACTTTGCATTTGGGTCTGAAATGTTTAAAGTGTTGATGTACTCCAGCATCAACACATCAACTAACTTATCTTCAAACTCGTTCGGTTCTTCACCCTTCCAGACAATCGCAAACACATCCTCAACATTGCGACACTCTGCAAAATGTAAAGCCAACAGTTTGATTCTGAATATGTTTAAGACAAAGTGTTCTTGTGGGGCGCACTCGCCCATAACACTCTCTAAGTTGATTTCATATTTGGCTTTGACCCAGGTTTGGGTGCTGGCGCAGCCTAAGCTCAATAGCAATGCAAATAAGACAAATAACTTTCTCATCTTTTTCAACCCTCCCGACTTTTATAAGTCATAACAATAAATTACCACATTTTTGCTTAATTGTTAATGACTTCATCAATCAATTGAGCAGCTTTTAAAATCATTTCGTTTGTTTCCTTTCCGGAATTCGGGTTAAGTAATCTATGAGCCTCTAGCATTCTCTCTTCTTCTAAATCTTGTGCATAAATTTGGTGACCAGTGCCTAAGGTGGAGCTACGCAAGGTGGTCACATTGTCCTTGGTGACCGTGCCCACTGCTTTAACAACGGCACGTTGAATATAGTCAGTAATCAGGCTATAAACCTTGGGAGAGTCCACATATCGACCTAGCCTGCTTGCCAGCACAATATCTTCCTCACTCATCTTACCTACATCTAGGCGAATTTCAAAATAGTATGTTAAAGTTAACTTTTGAGGGGGAGGGTCCTGAGCCACCGTCAGGCCGGCTTCATCTTTAATATAGGACTTCCGAGCTAGATTGCCCCACTGTCCTATCTGCTCGTAATTAGGGAAAATGCTGAAAGTAAGTTGGTCTGGCTCAATGCCCATTCCAATCTCTTCAGCCTTCTTTTGCCACGCCTGAGTGTCATATTCCTCATCTTCGTCACGATCAATAAAACTGAGGACATATTGTTTTTCGATAGCCTCCAGGGTGTCCTGCATCGCGGTTTGTAACTTTTTAACCACACTTTGGTGGATGGCGGTGGATGCCCCGCTAACGCTCATGAGCCACTTGATAATTTGATTGGTGCGTGCCCATGCCTGGGTGTTCTCGCCATCAAAAACCCACCCAGGAAATGTAACGTCAGTCTCAACCTCACCCTCGTAAATGACTTTCCCCTCATCAATGTTAACTGACAAGTTGTTAAAGTCAAAGGCATCCTTCTCAAGGTCGGCGGCGACTTGCTTGACTTGCGAAGGGGTGATAACTCCTGCTTCTTCAAACTTCGTTCTGAGGTCTTCCACGGAAATGTTGTCTAAATTGGCATCATACTCACTCATGCGGTTGAGGAAGAATTGAAAGCCCTCGACGCCCGAGGTTTCATCATACTCAGGGTCAAAACCCAGGTTTACAGTTTCGGTGTCATATGCATCCATTTCAGAAGGGTAGACGTAATTATCATCCAGAACTTCTCTTACGGCATCAACCACATCACTCTCAGACGCATCTTCTAGTTCTTCCTCCAACTCCGATAGATCAACGTTTGCATAGCCTCGCCAATAGTAATTGCCTTCTCCAGTGTAGTCGTCCCAAGATACATCGATATGTTTGAAGTTGTTTTCAAATTCATCGAACACTTTCTGGAAATCCTCTTCTTGGGGTCCAGCGGGGTGGTCTTCCATGTGCAAGGAGGCACTACCAAAGATTTCAGATTGGACTTCGCTTGCCAACTCGGCAGTTAACTCACCCAAATCCCCAATATTTGCAACGTCTTGGTCTTCGAGCCCCATAATAGTGAACCACTCTTGCCAGAAAGGGCCGAGGGGCTGTTCCGCACCTTCGAATCGCGATGGTGTGCCGAAGGCTTTGTCAAGCTGATCATTAATATATTCAGCGAATTCGGCTGGCTCCTTCGTCTTACGCAGCTTCTTCACCGACGCCATCTGAAGGATACCCTTCATAACAATGTTGTTTCGGGCTGCCTCGAAAACTGCGTCTTCGCCGACTTCCTCATCAGGACGATCAAACACCTCGTCTGGCTCAAATCCACTGTCATTATCGTACACCAACGCTAATTGCTTAGAATTATCATCGGGCAACAAATATTTAAAGTTGACGAAATAAAAGGCTTTACCTTCACCCGTATATTGGTCAAAGTAATTACGGGAAGATGTAGCGGATATGCACCACTGAGTTCCCTGTCCAAAGTAGCAGGAGGCTTCCTCGCTCATCGGACGCACCATCGTCACTCCGTCTTCGTCCATGACGATATCGGAGGATTCTTTGGCAGCCTCCTTCATCTTTTCCATTTTTTCACGACGTTTCTCTTCACGCTCTGCGTAGAAAACGGCATTTTCAATGTCACTGACATATTCAAACTGTTCAATAGTTTTGGTGATGAGGCCACGCTCCATATACTTATGCATTTGCTCCAGATTTCTGGTGAAGCGGTCGGCCTGGTCTAGGATGCCGCGCAGGTAGGATGACGTTTCATCTTCGGCGAAAGGCTTTTCCCCTCTTTCAACCTTTGCCTGGGCACGGGAACTGTAGCGTGGACTGTACTCGGACATATGCCTCTTTGTGTAGTTCTTCACGTACTTGGCAAACCAAGGTAGATATTTATTCTTGCCGGTAGGGTCTGCATCGGAAACTTGTCTGACAAGAGTTGCAAGACCATCGGTCATGCCTTGTAACAAAACCGGATCGATAGTGGACAGCAGGTTCGGTTCGATAATCTTCTTCCAATTGGTTACCTGGGCGATTGCATCGGTTTTACGACTTTCAAGTAGAAGTTCCGCTTCCAAACGCTCTGGTTCGGCCTTAAAATCTCTCCAGGCTTTAAAAATATCATTATGTGGCATATAAATATTCCTTATCCCTATAAATAGTCCCAAACACTAGTATAAGGTAAAAAAAAGCCCCCTTAACGGGGGCTTTAGGTTGAGGAACTGTACTCTGGAAAATGCTTCTAATTAACTGGAATACTAGTCTTATTCGTGGTGGTTTCAGCCTTCTTGACAGTGACGGTCAAGATGCCATGGGTGTAATTTGCCGTAATGTCTTCGGCCGTGGTGCCATCTGCAACACGCCAAGAGCGACTATACGAATTTTTGGTGAAATACGTATCATCCCCCTCTTCGGCCTGGTAACCCACGGTCAAGGTGTTATTGGTTAGGTCTACATTAAAGCTAGATTGCTTTAGACCCGGAGCAGCTATACTAATCTCCGTGTGGTCGTCGAAATTTTCCACGCGCACTTGACGATTAGTGGTAAGCGCAGAAGTCCGAACCGGGGTGGTCCGGAAAAAGTCATCAAAGATGCCAAAAAAAGGATCGCTATTAGCGTATCGAACTAGATTATTCATTTATATTTCCTCCTATGTTTATCCAATTCTCACAGTCCCTCGGGACAATTATAATATAAGAACTGTAAACAGTATGTCAAGGGTTTTTTTAAAAAAAGTTAATGCAGCGTTAAAGAAATGTTATATTTATCTCTCAAATGTCTATGAGAGGAGTTTATAGAGCGAACAAACAAATCAACATGTTCAATGTCTTTTGCACTCAGCAAAACTTCGTCTCCAGGTTGGGCATCGTACATATATTCTTGTATCTTCGTATCTACTTCTATGCAAAATGCATATATCTCCATGAGATAAGGCATGGGGGTGGTGAGCCAAACAGGCTTATCAACGTAATCTAAAATAAGATTCTTCGTCGTATTTCGAGTCTGTTCGCATTTGGTTTGTATGCTTTCCAATAAGCGGCGAGCAGGAAGCCTGATATCACGCTTGGCTGTCATCTTTTAAGTGCGCTTCCAGCAAACTTTCTGACCTTGCTGTTGTCAGTCGATACAATAACCTCAAGATACTTACCTTCTTCTGACTCTACCAGTTTTGCTCGGGCCGACTCCTTCTTGCCACCTCGCTTCTTTTCTCGAAGCCACTTTGGGATCTTTTCGAAATAAAGCTCCAACTTTCCATAGTCCGACTTCTTACGTCGACGGCCTCGCTTTGGTTGCTTTATGATGTTTAAAAACTCCACACACCCAAGCGCAATCTCTTCGACATCCATTCCCTGTTCCACAAGTGCATCAAAGTCTGCTTCGATCCTCAAAGCTACAGGAAATTTCTTCTTGCCAATCTGATCCATGTTCGTGTACCATGTACTCATATAACGGCCAACTTTCGGCTTGTTATCTTCTTGCTCAAGAACCTTGAGAGTGCATTCAATAGGCTTCATTTTTATCCCTTTAATAGTTGTTTGGTTTTAAAAATCTTCTCTTCAATTATATGGGGAGGGCCAACCACCACAATATCCAATCCGCTGTTTCCTCTGTTCATGTGTATTTTTGTAAACTGCTGCGCTGAACTTAGCTCGGCCGGTAGCTTGCCCTCGTTGAGGCTCTGTTTCATTCGTGCATCTTCTCGCAAACAAACAACTTGGTCTGGATTAACGAAAACTTCACGAAGAGAGTAGCTATACGTCATGTCATAGGTGCTACTCGCTGAGCGTCTCTCCACCACTTCAATCAGCTTGACTACCACTTTCTTCCTCCTGTTGCTTCTTCTTGTTATCTAGAATTTGGTTGTATCCATCTAATATCATCAACACGTCTTCCAACTTAAGATCTGCATCGAAAATCGCCTGTCGCAATAAGTTAATATTTGTGACTGCATTTCTTCCGGCCTTATCTGGCCTCTCTACAACGAATCTAATGTCGCCCTTTGTTTTTTCACAAAGAACAACTTGAGATACCAACTTATTCTTCACCTCATCGACCATCTGCTCCAACCTAGAGGAAAGCTCTGATGCGTCTATGGTTTCACTTATCTTAAGCTTCATAGTTTCTCCTATTCATGTTTTAATTATAACAAAAGTGGTGGGTTGAGTCAAGGAATATTATTACATTATTTGTTTCTGAAATATTGCAAAAAACATAGATACCCCAGCGACAACAACTATCCACATAAACCTAGTGGTATTTGTCCTGAAACTTTCCATTGTTTTAAGCCTAGTGTCAAGTTCTCTAAGGCGAGCGTATAACCCCACGTCCGGATGGTATACTGCCTCCTTGATCCTAGAAATGTCCTCGGCCAAAAGAATCTGCTTTTCCTTGATGGTGTCAATGCCATCAACAATGTGTTGAATTTGACCCCTTATCTCTATCAGAGTGTTGGTAGTGTTATCTTCCATATCACAATTAAGTAGTTTACTTTTCTACAATAGCGTGATTTGTTGTAATTAAAGTTCCGGCGACCGAAGCGGCATTTTGCAATGCGCAGCGGGTCACCTTGGCAGGGTCTAGGACTCCTGTCTCGAACATGTCAACAATTTCACCGGTGTAGTAGTCATACCCTCTCGCACCTTCTTCCTCCGAAACGGCAGAAACTATCAAGTCAGGGCTCTCGCCAGCATTTGTTGCCATTTGCCGAAGAGGCTCTGTAGCGGCGTCCAAAACAATATCAACGCCCATTCTCTCAATTTCATTATCTGTTGCTACTTGTAGGTTAGCAGTTGATCGTATCAATGCCACTCCTCCGCCAGGTACAACTCCTTCTAGCTGTGCAGACCGAACGGCCTCTAGCGCGTCTTCAATGCGGTGCTTCTTTTCTATCATCTCGACTTGTGTAGCTGCGCCGACCTTGATGATTGCGACACCACTAAGAAGCCTGGTGATCCTCTCCTGAACTCTTTCGCATTCTTTAAGATCTTCTGTTTCCTTCAGTTCATCTTTAAGTATCTGGATTCTCTCATCGATCATTTCATAATCACCAGCGCCATCGACAATGGTGGTCAGATTCTTGGAAATTTCAACTGACTTAGATGTCCCCAGGTGTTCTAGCTTGACATCTTTCATTTCAAGTCTTGATTCTCTGGAGACAAAGGCTGCTCCAGTCGCTAGCGCCAAGTCTTTAAGGATGTTTCTCCTTTCCTCTCCGTATCTTGGAGCTTTAGCCGCTGCGACCTGCATAGTTCCACGGACAGCGTTCATAATCAACGCAGCCAAGGCTTGCCCTTCTATCTCTTCAGCAACAATAACGAACGGGCGGCCTTCTCGGGCGACGACTTCAAGAACTGGAAGGATTTCTTCCACTGTTTCAATCTTAGTATCACAAATTAGGAACAACGGGTCGTCGTATTGAACGACACCTCTTCTCTCGTTGTTCACAAATGCGCCAGCAGCGTACCCAGAATCAAATCTAAAGCCCTCTACGATCTCTAGGCTAGTATCTACCGATCTTGCTTCCTCGATCGTTACAGAGCCATCCTTTCCCGCTTGGTCAATGGCTGTTGCAACCAAGTTTCCTATGGCTCTATCGCCATTGGCGGAAATTGTAGCAACGTGCTCGATGTCATCTTTGCTTGAGATGGGCTTCGACAATTCTTCTATATTTCTGACGATTACTTCGACAGCTTTGTCAATACCTCTCTTGATCTCAACCGGAGATGACCCGGCAAGTAGATACTTTTGCGCTCGGTCATAAATGGCACGAGCCAAAACTGTGGCAGTCGTTGTACCGTCGCCGGCGTCGTTGTTTGTTTGTTCTGATGCTTGTTTAATGATCTCTGCGCCGACGTTCTCAAATGGATCTTCTAAATTAACAAATTGTGCCACCGTAACGCCATCTTTTGTTATAAAAGGATGCTTACCCTTTTGGTGAATGATAACATTCCTACCCTTTGGTCCCAACGTCGAGGCCACATTATCGGCCAACGTGTTGATTCCATTGAGTATTTTCTGTTGCAGTTCTTGGTTAGAACTATATTTTTTTGACACAGATCCTCCTATAGTGGTGTCTTAATAATAACATAACTGTAAATGGGATTTAAATATTTTATTGCTTTTCTTTATATCTGGGATCTTCTTCCAAAGCAGTTTTGATATCTTCTGCCTTCTTTTCAGCGACTCGACCTGCCGCCTGAGCTTTGCTTCTTCTTTTGGCAGCATAATAGGTGCCAATGTTTTCTGTCAGATCTTTCGTGTTCTCAAGCAAAGTCCTCAATTGATCACCTAAGATGTCGGAGTAAATCTCTGTAAGCTCATTGATATTACTCTGCGAAAGGTCTAACTCTCCAAAAGACTGCCAATTGATGGCATCGCTCATTGTCTCTAGCTGTGCCAAGCTAGCCATCCACTGACTTTCCGATCCTTCAGTGATAAGGCTGGATTTTTCTAGGAAATGGAAGCCCTCATTCAGAGTCGACTCTCCATTATCCAAACTTTCGTTCATTGCCTTGGCTTGCTCTTTTTCACGCTTTCTGCGCTCCTTCCTAGCCGCCATCAGTTGGTCAAACCTTTCTGGATCGCTGGTCTTCAGAGTTCTCAAATAAGCAGCCTGACTTCTCTCGTCTGCTGCTGCCAACTCTTTCTCTTCTTCTTCGGGAGTCTTATCTCTGGGCAACTCGCCCGTCTCGACATACTTGTTAAGAAGGCCGGCTCTCTGGTATCCACTAAGTTTAGTAATAACTTTCGCAACCTCTGGCAGATTGCCTTCGGGGTCTGCCGCAAAAGCATTCATAACCTCTTTAACATCCGCTGCACTGTAGGGATTAAAAAGACTTGCGCCGGCTGACCCAACGATAAAGTCAACAAAGTTTTCTCTTGTAATATCAAAAGCAAAGATGTTCAACTTCTCCACACCAGTTTTTGAGGAAGTCAACTTATAAGCAACCAAATACTTGATTGCAGGGGCTCCTCGAACGAGAAGGAAGTCTACGATATTTGTAAAACTGCCTTTGACCGGAGTCTTGCCGCTGAGTAGCTTGAGGCTTACGGGCTGGTCGGACCCAAACTCAGAAAAGGCAACAAAATCTTCAATGGGAAGCGTACCAGCGACACGGCCGGCGATTTGCTTGCCGCCAGTTAGTGCGGCCATGAAACCCTCAAATACAAACCCTGCAGCACTCTCATTATAATCATTGAGCGTAGCCTGGAGTGCCTCGACAATCATCATCATATTAATGATGACTCTTGGAGATCTCTTCCTCTTTGCAGACTCGGGACTTAAAAATCTATTAATACTCTCAATCCTAGCTTTGATATCCTGTCCACCAGTGATGGCAGAAAAGATCTTGTTGATTTCGTCTCTACTCTGAGAGGCTGGATCTCCAAAAGCCTCGGATGGCGTTAGCCTTGGGATTGCGATGGTTGTGCTGAACCTTACTTGCTCCTCTTTTATTAAAAGGGGATTGAAATTATCCATTTCCTCTTCGATCAACTGTACCAGTTCATCTAGGGACACACTTTTCTTCTTCGGATTGAAGAAGTCTTCAACTAAGTTGTCTAAATCTTTATCTTTTTCCATAATAGTAATTAGATTTAACTTTCGTTAAGTTCTTTAATAATTTCGTCTAATTTCAGGCCAGCGCAGTCAATCTTTTTGCGGGCAAGATGGTAGTGACACACAACACCCTCATACATGCCATCTTTGGCAGGTTTGTAGACATCAGTGATCAACTTTTTGCTAATAGCGTCGGTGGGGCAGCTTTTTGGTATGTCATAGTGATCACAAAGAGCCTTGAGTAAGGCTTTATATGCATTTAGCTGAACCTCGTAATAACCAAGATGGGGTTTGTGCTTGTAGCCGTGAGTAACGGAATCGTCAAGAACCGGACGGCGACCAAAGCCCTTTTTGGTGTACCATTTTTGATATTTAGGGTAATATGCATTACTAAAGTCGACACCAATGCTAATGTTGTTGACACCCTTTGCATGCCAAGCGATATGATTGGTGTCCATCAGTTGATAGATTGTGCCATCGTTATCGATGACAAAGTGAGAGGAGATCTTCCTCTTTTTTAGAATCCTGTGGCAAGAGGACGCGGATAGGGCTGCATCCCAATGAGTTACAATCAAAGAGGGTTTACGTTCCTTTTTTTGTTCGCGATAACAATTCTCAGGCAAAACAAGGGCACCCTTCTCTTCCATAGTGACTACGGCATGCCAATCAATGGCGACTTTTTCACCATTGCAGACAATGTGTTCTACTAGGTCCCTATCTTCAGCCACAACAACTTCCTCTTCAACAACTTCTGACTCTCTCTTCGTTTCAATGCGCCTAAAAGTTGCGGGACCAACCATACCATCAACTTCAAGGTTGTGTTGGTTTTGGAAGATCTTCACTTGCTTGACAAGTTCAGAATCAAACGATGTTGTTCCAAACCATGACGGATCCCACCCATTATCCTCCGCAGATTTACGATTATAATTTAATATATCTTTAAACTTCATTGCAATCCAATTAAATAATTTCGTCAGCCAGTCCATACTTTACTGCCTGTTCAGCATCAAAGTAGACGTTCACCTTTTGATCAAGGATCTTTTTAATTTGCCTACTCTTTAATTTACTTTCTGCAGCGATTGCTGCAAAATATCTCTCTTGCATCCACTTAAATTCATCAAACTCATTCTCTAAGGTGAAGAGCGAACCGTGGTGACCTGCTGATACACTATGTAGCATCAAGCGGCAGTTTGCACCAATCTTTCTCTTTCCCTTCGTGCCTGAAGCGAGGACTAAAACGCCGGCGGACATCACCTCTCCGATTCCTAATGTAGAGATCTCGCAATCCTGGCGAACAATCCTCATTGTATCGTAGATCGCAAACATATCAGTTGCGGCACCACCTCCGGTGCAAATAATCATCTCAATTGGCTTATAACTGACTTCTTCCGTCTCAAGGTCAATCTCTTTGCCGCTGTCCTTGAGAGCGAAGAGTGAATAAACCGTCTCCATTCCTTTTTCTACGCCGATATCTCCGTAAAGGCCCACCGTTCGCATCTCTGGCTTCGCCGGGGGTAGCATCTGTGGTAGCATCATCAAATCGAACTCCTCTTCGAGGCCATCCTCCTCCTCAGGCGGAGCACAATTAGGGCAGGACCATGACTGCTCCTCTGCTGCTTTTTTTCTTGGCATTTATTTTCCTTTCTTTAGAAGCTTAGCTGTTCCGTTTTTCTTGATTTGATAAACACTGTGGGGGAACTCTTTGACCCACTTTTTCCATTCTTTCTCATTTTCGAATGGCCTCTTGTAACCAATGATAATCTTATTCTCTCTGTGGGAGTGGCCCTCGATAAATTGAACCCAATCGTTAAACATCTTTTTAACTTTGTTTTGAGTCCATTTTGTTGCACCCAAGATCTCAACTTGAACCTTGTAGTCAACCTTCTCTTCTGATGCTTCTTTCCAGGTATATGCTTGAATCATCTCTTGTCCCATAATGTTATATAGTTACTAAAATGTTTAACTTTCTTTTTTGATGTTTTCTGCAGCGTATTTGACGGCGCTATCCCAATCGTGAAACTGTAAAATACGATACATCGATGGCGGATAGACTGTGAAGAACCTCTTGACAATACCATCCTTCCAAGTGCTTACAATACGTTCATCCAACTCTTTAATAAACTGTAACTCTTTTTTGGCCATTCCTCCCTCTTTGAGATATTCGTACTTCTTCTTACGTATAAAGTCTATATCGCCATCCATAAGATATGCCAACATTATAATTCTCTTATTCATCTCTTCAAAAACAATGGTAAGTTGTCCAAAGTTAAGTACTGTGTATAAAAATCTGTAGGTTACGGCTCCGCCAAGGAACCAAAGGAATGTTTGTATAAGATCTATTGTGTTTTGTTCCATGCTTTATAGCATACCATGATAAGGGGGGTTAGTCAAGCAAAAAAATAGCGTTAATAAGATTGTTATCGCCTATTAACGCTTTTTTTTAGTAAGTTTGTTTATTTCTTAGCTTCACGAACGAGTCTAGCAGCAACGCGGCGGGTGATCTCATCCAAAAGAGCTTCGGTGATATCAGTGCTTGGGGCTGCGGGGGTCTCGGTCTCTTCGGTTGTAGCTGCGGCAGTCTCTTCCATTGTCTCATGACCCATGGCAGGCTCCTCTTCTGCAACCTCATCTTCCAGATCCATCTCGTCCTCAGCGGGGGCTTCTTCGCCAGCATCCACGCCGACCTCAACGCCAGTTACGTCACTGACAGCATCCGCAATAGCAGCGACCAACTTCTCAACGACCTCAGCATCGACCTCGCCTTCTTCTTCGGCGTGCATCTCTTCGGCCACCTCGGTGGTCTCTTCAGCCATTTCTACCGTTTCTTCATTGACTTCTTCAGCAGGGGCCTCTTCTAGAGTATCCTCTTCGGTTGTCTCTGTTTCTTCGAGAGTTTCTTCCTCTTCTGTGGTCTCTTCGAGAGCCTCAGTTTCCTCGGTAGCTTCCTCTGTCACTTCTTCTTCCAGAGTATCTACAAAGTTTTCGGCGAGGGTGTTGTCCAGTGTAGCAAGCTTCATAAAGCGTCTAACTGTGTTCTCGGACAATAGTGGTTTGCGGCTGCTCATTGATTTGTTCTCCTTAAAATACAAAAATAGCTTTCAATATAAGTAGTGTTTATTACGGTAAAAGGCAATTATTTATTTTATTGAATTTGTTCATCTTTTTTTTCAACTTTATTTTTAAACTGTCTTCAATTTGTTTAATTCTGACGAAACTAACGCCAATCCTTTCAGATACTTGGCGCAATGTCATCCTGCCATTCTTCGCAACAGCGATCTCGGTGCAGTTAAGATCTTCATCAAAATCTATCCACATCCGGCAATCCTCGATAGGACAGGATACATCGTGTTCTAAACATTTTTTTGTACATTCTTTCAAAATATCTCTTCTTCTCCTTCTATAATATCAAATATGTTTTCTATTTCTTCTTCGGAAAAAGCAAACTTTTTAGCCTGCTCTTTACCGTCCTTTATTAGTCTCATAGATTTTTTTCTTTTTGTCGCACTCTGAATCTTTTCTTTTTCTTTATAATTGTTGATAAAATTAATAATCAGTTCATCGTTTGCCAGGTAACCATCGACAATTGCTTTGAAAAATTTAACTTGTGATAATTCATCATGCCTAAGCCTTAATCTGAGATCGACATGCTTTTTCTCGTCTATAACGAATTTTAAACCTTTTTGCCCTTGTCCATACCTATTCATTATTTGTTCAAAATGTGTGTCGAACTCTCAAGCTGCCCTGCACCAGTTTGGCGAATGAACTCGGACTTTAACCAAAGCTCTTGGATGTTTCTAGCCCCACTGTAGGAGAATCCAGAAAGAATCCCTCCCTTGATTGTCGCCAGCACAGCGTCAACATCTCCGACATAGGGAACTCTAGTGGAGATGCCTTCAGCAAAGGAATAATCCCCCCTCCACTCTGTTTGAGCTTCTGCGGAAGCCATGCCCCGGTAAGCCTTGTACTTAACACCATCGATGCCAACGATGTCTCCAGGCGTTTCGGTTGTGCCTGCCAACAAAGAACCTACCATAACAAAGTCTGCGCCAACAGCCAGTGCCTTCACTGCATCGCCTGAGGTTTTGATTCCACCATCGGCTACAATCGGGATATCATACTCCACCAAAGCACACTCTCTTATCGCCTCTATATTTGGTACGCCATGGCCGGTCTGAATACGAGTCGAACAAATGGACCCTCCTCCAATCCCTACACGAACACTGTCTGCTCCCCAATCGCAAAGACGCTTATATGCATCAGCAGTAGCTACATTACCTGCCATGAAATGAACAGAGTTTCCAAATTCATGTTTGAGGTCCGTCAGCGCCTCTTTCATCATCAAATGGTCGCCATGAGCAACGTCAATGCAGATAACTTCAGCGCCATGAGTAACTAAAGCTGTGGTACGCAACATGTAGTCGCCGGTGACGCCAACGGCTGCGCCGATGATACATCTTTCCTGTTTTTGTTGCAAGATGTCTCTTGCATAAGAAACCATGTTTGCCTGTTCTCTAATGCTGTTATAACGATGAATCACACCTAAGCCACCAGATCTAGATAGGGCCGCTGCCATCTCAGGTCCGCAAATGGTATCCATCGGACTGGCGATAACTGGTAGTTCCAACCTTATGCAATCATCCAGGTCGTTGCCTATATCAATTTCTTTCCTGCTGGAAATCTCGCTGTATTTAGGCACTAAAAGCACATCGTCATAAGTCAAGGCAGTAATCATCCGGTCTCCTTTTGGCAATCTGGACATATTAATCTAGTCGTGGCTTCCTCAAAGTTGCACTCAACTCTCCAGGTATTCACAGTCTCTTTATTCCTCTCAAAGGGAAAATCACAGTCGCTACAGTTACCTGGCATATTTTGCATATATTCAAGCTGTTTTGCCATCTCGTTAACGGCTTTCTTATCGGTTGCTCTCTGCTTCCTTCGCTTATGTTTTCTCGCAAAACCCATTAAGACAGACCTGTGGAGCCGAAACCTCCCTCTCCCCTGCTCGCCTCATAGTTCAAAGTGTCGTACTTTGCTTCTTCGATGCCGCATGTGACGATTGGCACTAGTACAGCTTGAGCGATCTTCTGGCCAGGGGCGATCCTCTTTGTTTCGTTGCCAATATTGTGAAGGTTCACAAAAACCTCACCATTGTACCCCGCATCGACAACGCACGCTCCAACCAACAACTGTTGTTTCGAAGCAATACCAGATTTGTTTTTAATTTCCAACATGTGACCTTTGGGAATCTCTACCTTGATTCCTGTGGGCAAAATACATGATGCGCCGGGACTGATATGGAAAGTGCCGTCTTCGTGGCGATCGCAAGGAGGGTCGGCTCGATTCATATCTGGGCAGTAAAACAGGTCTGCTCCTGCGTCCGTACTGTGCGCTCGCACAGGCAGCTTTGCATCTTGTCTAATGCGATATACTCTAATATTCACTTTAAATCCTTTTTTGTAAATTCAAACAATTCGCCTCTCCAAACTTTACATGTAGTTTTACTACAGAAGCTAAAGTTTATTTTAACAAATAATTTATCTTTTGTCAATCTAATTTGTTTGACAGGAACACGAAATATAAATTCTGTCCCTGAATTGTCAGAAAGTGTTGAATAAATAACCTCACCGCGCACCCTATTGTCGGTGTGAACTTTGTTTTTATATGCGTGAAGCCAAAGAGGATATTGGGAATTAAATTTCCAACCAGGCTGAGCCAGAAGAGTTATCTTCGCTTCTACAGTTTTTTTCACCCTCTTGTAGTTGGTTTGCGTGGTGAAGACACTTGGATCAAGTGCTGTCACCGCTAAGCTCAATAGTATTGCTCTAATCATAAAGTTCTCCTATGGAGATCTAGAAACAGATCCTTGGATGGAGTTTCCATGATCTGGGCAGCAATCTCCTTAACTGCATCCACACGCTCTTCGGGAGTGCTTCGATCAGTATCCCACGGAACATGCACTATTTGGACGCCCTGAGAATTCAGCACATTCACCATGTGGTTGATCTCTCGATCTAAATCTCGTAGATACCCCAGGTCAATCACATCTTCACACTTTCGGCCAGTCTGTAGTTCCATCCTCCGCCGAATTCGTTCAGCAGCAACCTCAGGGGCTACTTGAAGTCTCACACAGACACTTGGCAACAACACACTTGCGGTCATGGCATGGTAAATGCCCTTATAAGTTTCAAACTCATTTTCTGTCATCGCACCCGTCTTTACTTGGAGTCGTGCAAAGGCAGTATCACCAAAATAGCTTCGATCGAGCAGAGCGTGGCCTTGGTTGTTCATCGCATGCCACTGTGCCTGAAGATGCATTCGGAATCGAGCCTGAAGCAAGTGTGTCTGCATTGTAAATGCCCAACGTCTCTGATTTCCATAAAAATCGGAGAGATAAGGGTTGGCACCGTCTTTTTCGTCTGGCTCCATCAAATAAAGTGTATCGCTCCCCAATGTCTGGGCAAGTTCTTTTGTAAGAGAACTCTTGCCTGCCCCAATCAAGCCCTCTACAATTATTACTTTACTGTTCATCCTAGCATCCTGAAATTATGTCTAATAGATCTTGTACTGAAGCCCCACTGATCACTATATTCTAAACGTGCCATATAGGGGCGATTAATAATAATACTATCCCTCTTGGGGTCAACACCCCAACATTTGATAGCTTCTGAAGAACTTGTTGAATCAATCGTTTTGACAATCCAATACGTTTTGCCATTCTTGGTCTTTTTAGGAATGATCTCTCTCGGGATAAACCAGGCAACTCCAAGGTTGTCATCCCACTCGCCCAACGGAGGCACCATGTTGTCCTCCAAGCGGCCCAATATATAATCGTCCATCACCAAATCGAAGGGAAAAACACCAGTCAAATCAACAAGATATTGAATGCGCTCCTCGTCCGAAAACTCGCCTTCGCCAGCGTATTTCTCAATATTGTCTATGAGGTTTTTCTCTTTTCGTGGACGATCTACGGCAACTGCAGTCCAGAAGTGCTTCGCCCCTGTGAACCTATCATCAATCAGAGCATCGCATGCACCTGCCCTCGACAGAGCATCCAAAGCCTTTTTGTTCAACTTGCTATAAACAATGTCCTCGTTGAAAATGAATTCCTCAACATTATTGAAAGGTCGATTAGCAATAATTTGATCAATTGCGGAGTCACCTAGCCCCTTAATGGTTGAAAGTGGTTGAATCAACGTCTCGTTGTCATCGGAAATCTCCCACACCTTGCCAGAATGGTTGATTGTTAGAGGCTGCAGCTTGAATCCGAACTTTCGTGCGAGATTGATGGCACGCTCCTTGCGACCCTCTGGCTCCTTATCGAGGAAAGACGCGACCCACTCGATGGGAAAGTAGTTCATCAACCAAGCACACTGAAAGGACAGCATCGAATAAGAAATGGCGTGAGACTTGTTAAAGCCGTAACCAGAGAAGTATTCAAACAAATCCCAAATCTTCTCAGAAGTTGCAAAGTCAATCTTCTTCTGATTGCAGCCGTCGATAAACTTCTTCTTGATCTTCTTCTTTTCTTTCTCTACCTCAGCAACACCCTTCTTGGTCAATAGTTTTCTTAGCTTGTTGCCCTCATCCAAAGTTAGGTTGCGTCCCAACTTGTGGGCCAACTCGGCAATTTGTTCCTGAAAGATAAGGAAGCCGGCAGTATCCTTGGTGACTTGTCTGAAAAGCTCGTGAGGGTACTTGACCAACTCAGGATCACGTCGAGCTTCGACATAACCCTTGTCAACGCCCGCACTCAAAGGGCCAGGACGATAAATCGATGTAATAGCAGACAAGTCAACCAAATTGGTGGGCATAACACGTTGGCACAGTTTTTGCGCACCACCTTCTGTAAACTGGAAGATGCCAACCCACCTACCGTCGTGAAAGATGTTTTGATAAACCTCCTGGTCCGCAAAGTTCAAGACCTCTGGATGTAGGTTTTCATTGTAGAACTTTCTCACATCATCAAACGACGGATCCGGGTTTCCGTGATGTCTTTTTAAAATATGACGAATGGCCAACTCCATCATGCGGAGTGAAGCCAGTCCCAGGATATCAAACTTGATAAAACCCATGGGCTCAAGATGTCGAACATTCTGTCCTTCTGTCCATGGAGTTTGGCGCACACCCTTGCTATTGATAAGCGGCATACGCTTGTCTAGGTCTTCACCAATCACCACCCCGCCGGCGTGCCTAGAGCAGTTTGAAATCACAAACCCATTCGCAATCAAATTTGGGTGTTCTTCTAGAAACTGCTTTTGATCCAGTTTGTGATGAATGTCAAAAACCTTATCTTCGCGCAGTTTATTGACTGATTTAACTTTTAATGCTTTCAAGAATCAACTTCCTTTTTTCGTCTTTCGTGAGCCGTTTGTAGTCCTCTTCCCAAACAACATTCACAGTATAACCCATCTCAGTGGCAAAATCAACCCTTTTCTTATCATAGTCCCACATTTCTTTGGCTGTTTTCCCTTTTTTCTGGTTATAGTAATCTTCTTTATACTTCCTTGGGTCAGCGTGCCAGTAAGTTCCATTGTATTCTATGATCGTGTTTGTTTCCGGCACGCAAAAGTCATACCTATACTTTCCCGGAGAAAACTGCCTGATGTGTCTGACTCCTTCTTCTTGTAAGATTGATGCGATTTCCCGCTCCGCTGCCGAAGTGTTGCCAAACTTAACCTTGTTCCCATCCTTCGCCCATCTTCTATAACCCTCCATCCGCTTACGATGTGCGACGGATCCCCACTCCGGGTTAAGAACTGCGTATGGCACTAGTTCGCCGGTGCGATACTTCTTTTTCAGCGTCTCGCCGACTCTTCGGCGGATGTCCGCAAGTTCTTCTTCGCTCTTGTATTCCCAATAGCGAGTTTTAGCCTTTGCTTCCTCCGTTTGCTTATAATACGGATTATTTTTGCCTCGTCGCGATTCAGCATACTTCATTATACCCGGGTGGTCTTCTTTTGTCTTACCCTTATTCCAGGGGCCGCCGGCTTTTTGAATCCAAACTTTCGTGGCTGCTGACGTATTACGAATCTCAACTCGCTTAGAGCGCAAATAATCTAGCACATCCTTTTTTATTGGGCGAACTCCCAGCCTCTTTTCTTTAATAAAATCTGCTATTTGTTGAGCGGAGTATCCTTCATCATACATAGCGCAACAATCTATCCCTTCATACTCGCTTATGTATTCCAATGTAGAGATGTGATGCTTTGCCTTTATGTGGCCGCTCCCTCGCTTCAACTCAATACTACAAATCTTACACTTAAACATACTACCATACCTCCTATTATAAATAGGCAGGAGGTATAGTAATAGCCTCTTTTTATGCCACCCCAAACATACAATCTTCTTCTGTGAGGTTCGCCACCTGCTTGTAACCATTTTGGGTTAGAACTTCGTGGTCGGCCGTAAGTTCTATGGTGCTTCCATCTTCAAGTTCAACCTCATAAACCTCCTTGGTTCCCTGAAAATAGATCTCATAGTCGCTATTGTAATGAATTTGGTTATCCTCTCCGTAATAAGCAACCAAATCCCCGGTCTCAATCTCATCAACGGTCTTATAGCCATCGTCAGTCAAAATACCCACCTTGTCAGTAAAACAAGACCGAATCTGGCCATATAAGACATTGATGTGTGTCTCAACCTTCGGATATTTCTTGAGAAAATCCTGCAAAGACTTGCTATACAACATCACCTCTTGAAATGTTGGTGTATAGACGCCAGCCTTGATACCATGTGCCTTTTTGGCCTCTGGAGTTGCCTCGTGAAGCATTCGGCCGGTCACATAGTTGACCTCGGTGAATGGAATATCATAAAACTTCGAAATGTCTTTGATGAGACTGCGAAGCTGTAGTGTGTTCCAGTTTGAAATAGGAACAACGGTGGTGTCGCCCCATTCCTCAATCAACTTCTCCTTCAATACCATCGGATCTGACACATCATAGTCGATATCTGGGTATCCTGCACCCTCTTCGGTGAGGAAGCGAGAGAACTGCAAGCCGTACTTGATGGGATCAACCTGTGTGATATCCAACACATAAGCGATCAAAGAACCTGCAGCAGATCCTCGACCAGGACCAACCAACTGATCCTGAACCGCCCTATCTGCAATGGCCTTCATCGTCAAGAAGTATTTCGAGAAACCTCGTTTCTGGATTACTTTGATCTCTTGTTTCAGTCGAGCAATGTACTCCTCATTGTCCTTGAACCCCTTCTGCTTCAGCCCATCAACACAGAACTGCACCAAGGCTTGATCAGCGCTGACTCCTTCGGGTACAACGAAGTCAGGAAGGCGAACGGTCGAATCTGGAAAGAAGGTCTCAATCCTTTGGTGGGCAATATCGTGTGTACGAGTAATCGATTTCAACACAACATCGTCATCATACTTGAAGCCGAGTTCTGCCGAACTTTTTTTGTACGACTCCCACATAGCTTCGCCATTCTTAGGATACAATTCGTAATCCATGTCATCGATCGAATCGGGAAGGTCCGCGGACAGCCAATCCGGACGGCGCGATTTTCCAATCCACCCAAGTCGGCGATACAATTCACGGTCCTTATAGGCATCGCGGGATGGAAAGTGACTATCGGCAGTTGAAATCAACTCCACACCCATCTTTTGGCACGTCTTGATAATATATTGGTTCAATTCATGTTGTTCGGGAATCTTGTTCCATTGGATCTCACCATACCAACGATCGCCGAAGATACCTTGCATCTGTTCGGTTGTCTTGTACATCGCATTCATGATGGCAGTGTCTCCATCATCGCGGTTATTCCAATAGTCTTGAGCATAGACGCCGCCAAGACATGCGCTAGCAGCGATAATCCCCTTGTTATACTTCTTTAGCAATCGATAATCAATACGGGGATACCGATAAAAGTTCTCTTCCTTGTAGCTTTCGGAGACGAGCTTAAAAAGATTGCTCAAGCCTTCCTCGTTTTGCGCCAACAAGATCATGTGTGCTCGCTGTCGCAAAATATTCTTCTTCTTTTCGCGGCTTTCGTCTTCTACGAAAGTACCAATCTCCTCTTTTGTCTTCTTTTTCTCGCTAAGAGCTTCAACCTCCTTTTTCCACTTGGAAATGGAGGGGATGAAGTACGCTTCACAACCATAAATGGGCTTGAACTCCTTGCCGTCCTTCTTCATCTTCTTTGCGTGCATAACTTGGTATGCAAGGTTGTTCATATTGCCATGATCGGTCAACGCTAAGGCGTCCTGTCCCGTCGAGAAGGCATAGTCCATGTGCTCCCCCGGATACCCTAACCCATCGAAAATACTAGCGTTAGAATGGGCGTGGAGGCCCACAAAGGGGATGTTTGATTCACTCTTCTTCATTATCGATTCCTATCGGATTGAACTCTTTATATTGTAACATATGCTTGGATGGTCTTGCAAGTAAATTCGACTCTTCTGACCCTAAAAACTTCTTTAAATTTTCCCAATTATCGATCGGATAAAACCAAGGAACTTCTATCTCATTTCCGTCCTCTAGTATAGCATCTTTAAACACTTTGTCAAGAGAAAATTTTGTCGCCGAATTCTTCTGCCCGGGCGGCAACAACTTATTTTTCCCACCATACTCGAAGCCATCTGGGTCCCATATACCTGTGCCACTGCGGATGACTTTCAAGAACTTCTTATAATCCTCTTCTCTGAATGCAAAGCCTAGATACTCTCCGTCTTTAAATGTTTTACCATTGTGTGATAGGTAGAAGAGATCTTTATTGCGGATGGTCTTTCTATGTTCTCTCAAGATCTCTGGAGGATATAGGCCATGCGGATATGATACATAATATTTCCTCGGCACAATCCACTTGCTCATCTTATGAGCCATAAACCAGGCCATTCTTGCCCCCTGCATTATACTCCAAGCATAGCAATCTATCTTGCCTCGGTGTCTAGGGTTTATCGGAACATAAAATATCGGAATTGGCTTTTGGTTTTGAAAAGCGTTTTTTTGAAACGGTCGCATGAGCCAAACCGGATCTTGCACATATTCACCCAACCGATGTCTTATCAAGGGTTGTATATCGTCGTTACACACAATCCATATCGTGTCGCACCCAGCATAGGCGCACTCAACGACAGATCTCTCGATTGCTAGATAATTGTCGGAAATTGGCTGCATACAGTCAGGCCATGGAAATTTGAAATCCGACTCAAATCCCGCCAACGGTATAACACCCACAATATGATCGTGTGGACTACTCATTAAAGATTTGCTTTAAGGTTTGCCCATTAAACGTAATATTATTAACAGTTTTGTTTATAAACTTGTTATTCCTTATAACTTCCCTGTATTCATAATCTAGTTTAATTGGTAAATATATTTGCTCTCCAGTCTTCTTATGTATGCCATTCTTCATACCCATTATACCAGATTTCTTCATCATGTCAATGATTTTATATCTCATATAGAATCCTGAATTTTCTGGGTCTCTAGCCTCCTCATTTGTAAGAAATGATACGGCAGCTAAGTATTTCTGGTGTTTAAAAGAATCAAACTTGGGAAAATGAACTTCTTTTACAAAATCTTCGTCTGATAACAGGAGCTTTTTGTTGTGACTCGCACCGGACTCGATCCTGAACCAATCTAAAACTCTATTTTTTGGATTTTTCTCAGCATACGGAAAATCGACGCCCTCGACGCCCTCATCATCAAAAAAGATTAAATTATTACACCTAATTTTAATGAGCCTGGAATTTTGAGTTACGACTTTTATAATATCGTCAGAAATTCGGATATTCTTAGGTTTGCCAGACATCATGTTGAGGCCATCAAGGCTCAGAGACGTTAAAAGAAAGTCTCGCACCCGATATTCTGGTATAAACCCGTCTTTTGTCTCAAAAAGCTCGGTTATCTGTTGTTTTACTTGATTATCTGGTAACGATGATAGCTCTAGCTTATCGAATATCGGTATATCTGTTAGAGAGTTGTTAATTATTGGTAATTTGTTTATAAAACTATAATATGCCGCTCTTGTGCAACTTCCAATAACAACAGTATCTAGCTCGTATATGTGTTTATTTATGGTTCTCAAAACAAGAGTCAACTTCTTGCCAGTTAGCGTTATCTAGGTAAATGTTGCTTTCTTTTTTGATTTTTGCGGCAAGTTTCAAAACTCTTTTAGCATACTTCATGCCACTTTCAGAGTACTGGCGGTCGGGACCTTTCTTGCACCTGTATCCAGCATTGTACGTACACAAAGCAATTCTATAATCCGCCTTTGCATAGGATGAATAAAGGTAATCACTCAACATCTTTGTGCCGGCGAAGATCGAAGTTTTAGGATCTTTCAGTTGTTTGCAGGTCTTCTTCGGATTTGACCACTTTGGAATAACCTGGGTTAGGCCGCATGCGCCGGCTTGACTAACTGCTTCGGGACGATATCGACTTTCCCAATGAATAAGTGAAACCATCACTGTCGGTTCAATATCGTATTGTTCGCTCGCAGCCATTATGGTTGGAACTTGCTTGCAGGCATGTTCTGCTCGTGGCAGAGCGATAGTCATCAAAGTCGCACAAATGGCGTTAATCATTAGCATATTATATTGTTTCCTTATTGGAACTAAATACAACATTAACATCTTTTTTGACGTTTTTTGTTATAAAATGTTGCATAGAAGTCAAGCAGTTGAATTCCATGACCTTTTCATCTTTGATTATCTTAAAAGTGTCGACTTCTTCTAGCACATCCACCTTGTTTAAGATCAAGTCAGTGACGCCATTAATGTTGATGGCTTTGGTCAAAAGTTCCCAATTCATCCAGTTGCATTGGCGGGGGCGTCCAGTAGTTGCACCGTATTCTTCGCCAGCATCTCTTAGCATGTCAAAAATCTTGCCCTCACCATGAAAACTTTTTGCTCCAACATAAGTTTCATACATCTTTGCAACGCCGTAAATGTTTCTTATGGATTGGGGAGGGACGCCATTAAGGAGTGCAGAAGCACTAGTGCAATGAGAGGAAGTGACATAAGGATAATCACCCCAATCAACATCAAGGCCAAATCCTTGTGCTCCCTCAAAAAGAATTTTAACTTCCTCAGTCTGGTTGTGAAGCTCATCATAAATGTCAACAATAAATTCTTGAAGTTCTGGTACACTCTCTGCTCTTACTCCACTTCTCGCGTATTTGTCTCGGTAGGCAGGGCCATTGCCCCGCTTTGTTGTTCCAATAGCACTGTCTTTTCCATCCTCATGGAGGTGGTCTCGTGTGATGACATGCGTATTGCTTGCAATACCGACAAATCGTCGAGCGGGTATTCCTGCTTCTTCGAGTTCTTTGATTTCAGCGAAGAACTGATCAGGAAACACAACGCAGCCAGGGCCAATAATAGATTTAATGCCATGAAGCACGCCTGCGGGAATGTGATGCGTAATAACTTTTCTTCCATTGTGATAAATAGTGTGCCCAGCATTACAGCCACCATTATATCTTATCACATGAGTATAATCCTCAGTTTTACACAAGTGGTTCGTCACTTTGCCCTTTCCACAATCTCCATACTGTAAATCCACAACCACATCAGCTAGCATCGTCTTCTCCTTTTTTTATAACCGAACGTCCTAGAAGCTTTTCCCAATCTCTTTCAGGGCGTACTTGTAAATTAGTCTCCCAGGCCGCGGCCAGAGTCCTCATATCTACGCCCTTCTCTTTACCAAAACCTACCATCGCCCTGATATCCTTGGGAAAACAGGAGCCACCAAAGCCCCACTTTCCATCCGGACCCGGAACTTGCAAGTGTGAATGCCCAATCCTTCCGTCTCGGACAAACCCGTCAATTGCAGTATCCCAATCAACATTACACTCGTCTGCAAGTAGTCGCATTTCATTCAAGAAAGACACCTTAAGTGCAAAGAAGCAATTATTCATATATTTAATAATTTCTGCAGTCTCGTAGTTACAAGCAATCACAGGAGTTGATTGTCCAAACCTCCATTTAAATAAGTTTGCGACATCTTGAACGCTCTGGGCCGAGGGGTCCGGACCTCCGATAATAAAACGAGATTGATTAATAAAGTCAAACTTTGCCGACCTCTCCGTAAGGAACTCCGGATTGAACACGATCCTCAAGTTTGGAAACTTCTCGCTCAGCGCTCGTGTTGTGCCAGGGGTCACAGTTGACCTCACTAGTACAACGTTTCTGTCATTGTCGTTTACTTCATTGATCTCTTCGAGAGCTTTCTCAACTATGCCCAAGTATATCGTACCATCTTCATTTGAAGGTGTGGGCACTGACAAGAATATGAAGTCCGATTCATTTACGGTTTCTTCTAGTGTGCAAAAAGACTTTTCTTCTTGCTTGTCGTATATGCGTACAGTGGCCTCGCAGCCACACTGTGAAGAGAAACCGTAAGCTACTGCAGAGCCCACGAACCCATTGCCCACTATTCCTATATTACAATTTTCCACGAATCTCCCTATAGGCCCCGACAGTGACGGGGAATAAATTAGTTATAATATCCAAGCAGGCTTTAGCAACTTCTTGAATCTCCCACTGAGCATGGTCGTCAAGCCTCAGATCTATAAATTTTAATATATTGTTTAAGTTAGCACTTCCATAATATTCTGTATAAAGATTTTGTGGTAAAACGCCTCTAGCTTGCTCACGGCAAACGCCGCCCTCCATCAAATCCTCGTACAACTTTATACTATCTTTATGATGCTCGACCACTGCGACAGATGCATCCCTATTCACACGCTTCCCAGAAATAATATCATAAAAGCTAATTGGAGGATTGCACTCCTCTGCTACCGACGCTTGTCGATTTGAAGTGTGCTGTCTCCTGAAACTCTCTGGTTCATAAAACCTTAAGTTCTCGTCTGTATAGCGCCGGCTGATCTCATTATATGACCAAGTACGGTGCCTATGGTGTTGGCTGCGTATAAACAGTGGCACGACAAACTTGAATGTGGCGCCGCAATGTTCCAAAGTGGATGTATGCTTATTTTTGATTAAATACTTGATAAGCTTCTCATCCTTTCCCGTCAACTCTTCTTTGTGTTGCCCAAAAGAAACTCGTGCTGAGTTTACCACCATCTTATCATCGCCGTAATGTTGAATTAGTTGAACTTTTCCAATGTCGTCACCGTAAAGATCGACTGAAATCTCTTTTGATTCGTCATTCACCTAACGCACCCAAGTAGGTTTCTACTTGTTCCCAAATCTTTGCGTCAACATTTTCTCTCCACGATTCATCAGAATTCCTAATGCGGTCTCGGATTGAGGTTGCTGACACAAAGCCCACGTCAGGTGGCGGGACATGTTCATTGATCTCATAACCGACGCCGCGGCCATAATTGACACTTTCGATATCGGGGATGACCACCACCTCCACGTCATCGTCGTGATAAGCGGTTTGTAGCATTTCCACTGTCTGTTCTGTGGTAAAGGGATTCTTCTCATCCGGCGGGATGTCTCTGACAGCCACGAGCACGGGAATACCTTGATCCAATTTCTGACTTATTAGCCACTTGTGCCCATTGTGAAGGGGTTGCCACCGACCAATGAACATCGCTCTCTTTTTAGTTTTCACAACTCTCCTTTTGTGTTGTCTGTACACCATATTTGCTGCGATACCACATACGTTCGTGGAGATAGTACAAGATAGATTTGGCGAACACATTAAAAGCGCCCACACTGGTCGCGATTGCCCAGTCCTTGGTCACAAGCCACGTAAAACCCATGGTTGTTGTGGTGGCTATGATTCTCCAAGTAATTGTTTTGGCAATGTGTCTCTTTCTTTGTACCATCAGATACTTTCCATGATAAACTCACACAACTGCATTACACAATTATGTAGTGTATCCTTATCGGTCTCTATCACCAGATCTGCGGAAGAGGGCTCCTCAAAGGGATCAGAAATTCCAGTAAAGTTAGGGATTTCGCCACTCAACGCCTTGGCATATAACCCTTTAACGTCCCGGGAGATAACGGCCTCCAAGCCAGTTTTTATGTAAACCTGTTTGCCCCCAACCTCTTGTCGTATCTCATCATAGGGGTTGATGGCAGACATGATCGCTACAACACCATTCCGCGCCAGGACGCGCCCTACAAAACCCAAACGTCGAATGTTGGTGTTGCGATCCTCTTTAGAAAAACCCAAATCAGAACACAACCCTTCGCGGTACTCATCACCATCAATTATTTCAACATTCTCCACGCCCTTTTCAGTTAAGTATTTTTGGGCGGCCATGGCGAGTGTCGTTTTGCCGGCCCCTGAAAGACCGGTCATTTGTATAAAAAGTCCTTTATTATTCATTTACTATTCCTACAACATGGTTCTCTAAAATCAAGTGAACCTCCTCATCTAAAACCCTCACCTTCTCCACCATAGGAGCATTTACTGCAACTAAAATGTTTTCTCGAAAATGTTGTGCGCAATCAGTTGCGACTGAAACTACTCTACATAGTTTGAATTGTTCATCTGATTTTCGATAATCTTCCGGAAGGAGGACTCTTTGCTTTTTACCTTCTTTTGGAAGATTAATGATCTCTATTTGTAGATGTCTATTAACAGGCTTGAAGTTCATCTCTACTCCGTGATATTTCTTCCGAGCATTTTATCAATCTGCTCGTAAACTTCATTAATGTTCTCAATATCGACACCGCCCTTGTGAAGACGATATGCCCTTACTGTAGCACGAATCTCATCTTTTGTTAACCATCCGTTGTCAGCGTATTCCTTTCTAAGTTCTCGTTTTTGCTCCTTAAAAGGCTCAATGGCTTGCTCGATTGAATATAGTGATTTAATATAACTTTGAATGTACTGCTCTTTCTTACCCTTAGTGTCTTCCACGTTTCCTCCTATGGCTTGTGTGGTTACTTGAATAATAATATTATCAAATTTTTTCTGTTATGTCAAGGATTATTCTTCGTTTTCGTCTTCATCATCATCAGGATCTATATCAAAAAGATCGGGAACCTCTTCACCACGAAGTTTTGCACACTCTTCAAAAGACATAGTATCATCAAAGATGAAATGATAGTTGTTGTCCCGAAGAAGGTTATAAACTCTCTCGATTGGAATGAAATAACCCATGTGAGTAATAGGATCGCGAGAAAAGCCCATGGGTTGCACAGTAATTCTAGATGGGATTCCAATGTACTCATAGTTCTTTCTCTCATCAGAGTAGCGATACAACGCTCCACCAGAATTGCCAAAGATTGTTTGTGCTGTGGACATCCAATAGCGATAATGGCTAATTTCATCGTCCATATAACAAATGTGGCCGTTGGTTGCAATTGGGGCATGACCCAAAGAAGCCCCTACAGCATAACAAGGGTCGAAGATGTGCACATTTTCGATATCATGTTCTGGAAAAAGGTTGGCGACATAGGGGGCAGGGTTTTCCTTGTCCCTGACGCGAAGAAGAGCCCAATCTTGGCCTCCGTCGACCTCGGAATACGCCACAATATCTGCCTCAATAGCAAAGCTACCAATACAGTGAGAGTAGTTGTTGTATTTGAAATATTCTACATACACGGTATCTAAAATTTCGGTGTCCATCTTTCTTTTTCTAACTGGATTCCACCTTTTTTCAACCTGAATGCACCTTGAAACCACATGGTGGTTGGTGATCACGTAAGTGTGATATTCACCATGGTGTTTTTTAGAATAAACAACGGTGCCACTACCACCAGAACCTTTGGCGCGAATACGAACTGTGGGATAGAACATTTCTTCATGTTTTTTAATAATTTTTGGTGATGCTGGCATTAATTTGTACTCCTTATATTTGAGGAATTGCTTCCTTTACTAAATAGTCTCATCCGCACTTAGCGTACCCACAAGAAGTGCATGTTATGCACCCATCTTGATATAAAAGCGACTCAGACCCACATTCTGAACAAAGTTTATCACTAGGAACCTCTCCATCTTTAATATAATTCTTGAGAATCCTAGCAATGCACTTTGCAAAGCTGAACATTTCAGAATCCTTGTCTTTTTGTAATTGCTCAACCATGAATTTTGCCTGGGCGCCATGGCGAAGGCCCAGAGAGATCATGCGTGTGAAAGCCGAATTATTAGGATTGTCAAAGACTTTCACAACATCCTTGATGTGAATTGTGTCACCATTGTAGCCGAAAGAAAGGTCATAACGATTGTGACGTGTCTTAAAGCAATGCTTCGTTAACCGACCTTTATCGTATCTTTTCGGAATCTCAATCAAGCTGGCTTCGCCACCCAATACCTCGTATGGCTTTCCATCGATAAGGCCGACGAGCACAACCCACTTTTCTCCAGCAATCGTGGTGTGGTGGATATCGCACTCCAAGGTGTCCGGACGCTTGGGTGCCGAATGTTGCGGAAAGCTATCCTGCTCAACAGTCTCTTCCTTGGTAATGAGAACCCCTGAGCGTGAACCGTCGACATACACAGTTATGCCCTTAAGGCCGCTTTTCCACCCCTGAAGATAGAGATCTCCAACAACAGAAGGGTCGGTTCCTTTCGGCAGGTTTATTGTCGAAGAAATAGAGTGGTCTATGTGCTTTTGAATGGCTGCTTGGATTTCGACCCTCTTCTGCCAATCAATCTGATCGGAAGTGATGAAAAACTCTGCGACCTCATCGCTGCCCAATGTGTCTAAAAATTCTTGCACATTGTGGTGAAACACTTCGTATTCAACCCAGCGATCACCCAACTTGTCCACAAAATCAGCCTCAAGATGCTGTTCGTTGTGCGACAACTTACGTCGTCGAATATAAGAATTTCTGAAAACAGGCTCAATGCCCGTACTAGTCTGTGACAACAACGAGACAGAGCCTGTCGGGGCATTGGTTAGAATAGAGATGTTTCTTCGGCCATGGGCGCGAATCTGAGCCTGCAGTACTTCTGGGAGGTCTTTAATGTAGGAGTTTTCCTTTTCTACGTCCCAATCAAAAGCTTTGAATGCTCCCCGCTCTTGGGCCATCTTGACACTCTCTTCATATGCAGAGACTTTCATAATCCTGTAAATCTCATCTACTATGCTAATGCCCTC